CATTCACTGCTAAGATGGGGGCTGCAATAGGCGCACTTAAAATTGCAAGTTTGATTAAAGTTAACTTCTACATATGTTGGTACAACATTAAAATCAAACGGTTGCTGAGAAATCTCAATTATCTTATGTTTAGCCCAGTGTTCGCTACTTCTATAATATCGATCACTTACATGTCCGGCATCTTCGATCTTCCAGCAGTAGTCGCAACCACTGGGACGTTGTCCCGAAAGCATTAGTTTTCTTTCTTGGAATTTTTGTGTTGTGTTATGTAATGCTGCCGGATTATCAATGAGCTCGCTAACATCAATCGAATGAGTCGGAGGATGATAACAACTATGAGTTTTGCCATTGGTTAGATGAAGACTAACCTGCAACCATTTTGCAGCACAGAATGTGGGGCTAACTGCATCTACTAATTTTTTAGATGAGTCAAAATCTTTTACATAAAATATATTTTTTTGTGTAGCCACATTATCATTTAAAAAAGTCATTAGATTGATTTTGTATGTCTTTTTTTAATTTTTCAACATCAATCTTAAAATCAATCTTTTTAATATCTTCTTTGTATTCAGCAAATGTTTCTACCAATCGATTGGCAATTATATCGCTGTGACTGCTAGACAGCTGCTCAGCAATATTGATCTCCCATATCCTACCATTGCCGAATTCCAACCTAATTGATTCTAGGTAGTGAACCGGCATGGTATTCATGTAAAGATCTTCAAAGACTTCTGGCCATTCCTGAACAAGATGTTTTGGCGGTTTAAACAAGGGTTTAGGCACTTTCAGCTTCTTTGGCCTTGGCCGCTTTCTTTGCTGGCGGATCTAAATCATCTGCTTCTTTACGTAGACGGGCAGCTTCTTTGTACATTGAATCGGCCTGACTGCGATAACTCTTGGCAATGTCTTTATCAGATAACACTTCATTAGCAGCTGCCTTAAGAGGTGCTACTGCAGGTATTGGCTGAGGAGCAAGATCCTTGACTGTTACAAGTTCTTGAACTTCTGGAGTATTTTTCTTAGAACCCGAAACAAACGTACATAAGTCATCTACTGCACAGTTTTTTTGTTCAGCAATAAGTGTATTAAGCTGGTGCAGAGCAATTTCACTGCCAGGCGATGGCATCATCAAAACATCGTCTGTAGGAACCTTGGCCATTCTGTTATCGGCTCTTAGCGCCTGCAACATTGGACGGCCGTCGGAAAATGATCTTGTAAATAACACTTCACCAAATTCAAATGCTGCTTGTGCTTCGGTGGTCTCAACCAACTTCATGATATCGTCATGATAGTTGTCTGATAGGCTGGATACTGGAATAACCAATGCCTGATTAGATTCACCGGGTAATGTTCTAAAAGCCACCAGCACCTTGGAACCTGCTTTTTTCATTTTTCCTACATGTTTTAATGATTTCATCACTGATCCTTTTTAGTAACAGCTTCCAAGAATGCGTTTAGCTTATTATAAATCTTACCAACTGCTTCTAGTTCGGCTGCTTTGAACGCTCCTCGTTGACTGGCCACATCTAAAATGCTTCGTAGTGCGGACAGATCGTTGATATTTAAATCCGGTGCTGCTGGTTGTTGTGTTTCTGCAGCTGGCTGTACTTCTGGTGTGTTTACTTCTTCGGTCATGTGTTTCTCCTTATATGTGGACATGCTAGCATAAAATAAGTCAGCTCTTTGTGATCCTCAAATCCTACATATGTAGCAGTCTTTAGTTTTCCATCTTGTGAAATTCCAGGCTGTCTTTTTATGTAGAATCTTCCTACCAATTTGTATCTGATCCAAGTTTCAACATCTGATCCAAATAGGTCTACATCAGCCAGTTTCATTTTGGCAAAATGTGGAGCCACTGAATCAACTTGTCTATGATTCAAAATGTCAAGAGCGTTTAGTTTTAACATAGTGATATTTAATTCAAAGATAATTTATTGAGAAGATTCTTGGCTTAGTCTTTTATTCAAAGCCTTGGCAGAACCCATTTTTCTAACGTCGCCAGCAAATAAGTATAATTCGAAAGCGGATTTTTCAGATAATACCTTGATATATCGTTTTTGTAAATGAAAGGGAGAATCCAAATATTGATCCATCCAAACTAGAACTTGCGGCCCTATTGTTAGATCTTTTGGAAGTTCTATTTTATAAGTTTTAATTTCTGATTTAGTTTCTACAAACTCTAGACACTGATCAGTCATTCGTAGTCCACCGACATCTTTACCTCGAGTACTTAACCACCAAACAGCACGAAATTTTTTAACGTATTCAGCATCATGCGGTTGTCCCGCAGCTTTGAGGAATACCGAAGTATAGGTATCCTTGCGGTCCATAGCTTACTCTATCTTTTCACCTTGACTGAGTTTATAAACTTCAAAGTCTTGAGTCTTGAAAAGTCGGTTAAGTTTTTTTGCAAGATTGTGTGCATGCCCGGGATTGCTAAATGAAACTTTTTTGTATTTAGGACCGGGATAGCTGGCCACTAGACTACCACTCTTTAGATTGAATGGCTCACCTTTATAAAACACAGCCCAGATGGCATCGCTTTCAAGAATTTGTTCAATCTTAAAAGTGTCCTTATTGGCATGTTCAAGTATAACTTTGGGTTTTGGTCTGCTCATTAATACGTGTTTCCTAATTAACCACGTATATATTTATCAAGAACCGAACCCACCTCCATCGAACTTAACGTCAATCTTAGTGGTTGATTCACGTATTTCCGCCAGCATAGCATGTATTTCTTGAACTGTGCGACCTAACTTGGACGTCAATACTGCTAATTCAGCAGTTAAGTCTTTGGCTTCTTGTATTGATATTCTAATGTCTTTTTGTTGGCTACGTTCAGCGGCAGCAACTCTGGCCAGCAATTTTTCTACGCTAGGTAGATTTGTGGGCAGATTATTTTGTAACATTTGCCAGCACCTGCCGCATCTCTAGTTCAGTTCTAAATGGACCTTGATAGGTGTATCTTTGCAGTGTGATCAACTTGGGACAAAAACTCTTAACCCATCCTTTATCAAATTTAATTACGTAGTAGCCTGCGCAATATAGACTCTTGGAGTCTCCACTTTTTGTAAACAACGGTAGTTTTCTTTTGATGTCATACATGGCATTGTGCGGAGAAGCACTGGTGGTATATCCGTGAACTTCTTCTGGATTTGAATTATCTGCTTCCTTGATAATCTTTGCCACAAAAAAATCCTTGCCAAATTGTCGAGTAAGACTTTCTTTGGTGTCATAAATTTTAGTACCTAGTTCGTTGCTGAGAATAAAACGATTGTCTTCGTTTTTTCTCAAGGTGGCAAATTTTGTACCATCCTTTTCAACGATCCAGAATTTATTTTCAATGATTGGTTTAGCGTGTAAGTCTGTCATAGCGTGTATCTCGCATTAAGTGGTTCAGCGTAGGCCTGCGCCTGATCAGCAATCTTTTTAAGATCATAAAGATTACAAAATTTCATTAATCTAATTCCAACTTGGCTGACATTTTTATTTGCCTGCGTTGCTGTAGTAATCGTGTCAACCATAATTTGTTTAATATCAGCGGGTTGTGCTGTAAGATCAATTAATTGACGATTGCGTTCGTAGTCATCTAGCACACGATGTTCTAGACCATTATGGTCGGACCAACGCTGCAACATGAGATTGTTCCATGAATATCCTTTTGAGTCTCTGTCACCGTAGGCCTCACGGAGACCAACCTTATTCTTTGTGCCTTTTTCCCGTACTCCCGGATATGCAGAGAATACATTGTCTGAGGTATCGCCTCGCATACACTTCTCAAACAGTAACCACTGGGGGTCCGGTGCAACTTTTGCTTCTTGAGTCTTTTTATCAATAACGGATAGACCTTTTTTATCAAAGTAGCCTTGGTGTGTGATTGTGGTTTCTGTAACGCCATTATATTGTTTTACATTAGGAGCAATTAATTGTACAAAATCTGTATCTGTCGAAATGATCACATGGTTGTCACTAGGATGACTTTGTATCCAACCCGCAATTAAATCATCAGCTTCAAGTCTAGGATGCTGTAATACGGTGCAATTAGTCTTTTCAGTGACAAAATCTTTAAATGTATCAAACGCTTCCCAAAACACACGTTCTTCTTCTGCTTCTCGTTCTGTATGTGACGCACGAGCAGCCGCACGTTGAGCCTTGTAGGGCTTGTAAAAGTCCTTACGCCAGCTTCGACCTTCTAAGAAGAAGACCACATGACTACCTTCAAAATCTTGCCATGCTTTCTTAATGCTGTTGAGAGTAATGTGAAAAGCCATACCCAACTTAATGTCGGCATCACCGTTGATAACGTGCCTTGCACGAAAGAAAGTGTTTGCAGTATCAACTAAAATATATGTCATAGGTTATTTTTTCTAACAGAATTAATATCAATAACGCCAGTGTTTACAGCGCCGCCAAAATCTCCGTCAACTACTACATTAGCACATAGTTCACGGAACCAACGATCTACAATTTCTTCGTCTTTATCACCGTCGAAACCATATCCCTCTTGCTTTAATTTTAACACAAATTGCTCATTCCAGTCAAGCTCAAAAAAGCCATTACGTACATTTTCTTTATTGACATGAGTGTTAAGAACACCTACCCAAGGTTCTTTTAATTTGGTTGCACGATCTTTTGGGCTCAATTTAGCAGTTTCTTCTGCTTCTACAGCACGTTCTGCAGCCGCAACTGCGTCTTTAGCAATCTTTGTGGATTCCTCTGCTAGTTTTACTGCGGCCTCAGTTTCTGCTTTAAGTTTATCAATACCAAATAGCTTTTCTATAAAACGTTTCATTAGGTTCCCCACTCATTCTTAAACAACGGCACCTGTAGTCTGTCGCTATACCGTAATCCGTTTTTCATTGCTAGTATTGCTACATTCTTGTTGTTTAGTGCATAGACATTTTCTACACCACCTACTGGCATTAGATAAACGTGTCCTTTAAATCCTGCTGTACGGAATGCGGCAATAGCACACTCTGCATCAGCAAAGTCTTGTTCTGTAGCAATAACAAACTTTAAGTATGCAGTACCGACTTCCTCATATTCGCAAACTACCTCTGGTAGAATTGCTTCATCCCACTTCTCACCACTGCATGGCAGTTTAGCACTTACTGAGAATGTAAGTTCTTTGCCCACTACGCTATTCCACTTTCTCAAGTATTCTTTAAACTCCGGTGTGAGTTTCTGAGTACCATTTGTTTCAAACGTAATCTCTTTCAAGTCACGCATCTTAGGATTATTAAGCAAATCCGGATAAGCACGTTGCCATCCTAGTAACGGCTCGCCACCTGTAATAACTAGATGTTCATCTTGCCACATCTGGAATGGAATAATTTCCATAATACGATCTACAATTGCTTCACTTGTTAGCATCGGTGACAAATCTTTAAAGTCTGGATGCCAACTGGCATAGCTGTCACAGCCTGTACTAACTAAGGGCAAGTCTTCATATTTTGTAAACGGCGTAATCATCTTATGTGTTGCCGCAATGTCAGTGGCTTCATGACTAGATTCGCCGCGCGGCATACCAAATCCTGCACACTTAAAGTTACAACCAAATGTGCGCAGGAACACAGAAGGCACACCCATATAGCGTCCTTCACCTTGTATGCTGTAGAACAGCTCTGCTATTTTAATTTTGCTCATAATATATTATACACTCTTTTCATCAGTTGTGTCAACCTTTTTGAGTAGCCAACTACCATCTTTTTGATCAATCCAATTAAGATTGTCGCCTTCTTTCCAACCTGTTTGTTTTAATAGGTCTGGCGGAAAAGTTAATATGGCATCGCCACTACCATCGTCGGCTTCTTCTACATTAAGTGTCCAGCTTTTCAATTTCAACTCCTAATTAAATAGTGTTCTCATTCTGTTTCTTCCAATCTTGATGTCTACGTTTGCGACATTCTTCTTTGACATCAATGGGAATATCGGGATGCCATTCAGACATGTTACAATCGTACACTCGATACTCTGGCATGTCTACTTGAGAAAGTACAACTATCCAAAGAATACAAGCAACAACAAAACCAATAATGTATTTGATCATATTCTGTCGCTTAACAATATTTTGCACATTACAGCATCGTGTTCGTTATGAAATTTAAATATCATCTGATCTGTCTCTGGATGACTTGTGTATCGATCGCCAGGGAGTCCAAAGTGTTCCAACACCATAGCACAGGTTTCATTCCACCAAAATCCAGTTTGTTCTTTATTCCACGGAACTAGAATTGTTTTTAGATTAGACACAATATTTTACTTATTTTTTGTAATTGCCTTTTTCTGGGATAACATGTCTAACTCCACCACGTGGATCTTCCATGTCTCCTTTACGTCTTGGGATTAGATGTAT